GCTTGTGAACACCACTCATGACACGTGAACCACGTTCCATAAGTGCAATTGTAGTCCCAACTGCTCTATTTTGTGTGTCATTTCCAATATTTGAGTCAGTTATTGCTGCAAATTTTTGTCCTGCTTGAACTACAAAGCCTAATAATTGAAATAATGTTGTTGATGGTTCTGTAAATGGTAAATTAAAAAACTGATCTCGTATGTTTCCGCCTGGTGCATCCACATCTCTGAACTCTCCAGGTTGAATTGGTTGGTCATCATCTCTTACTCTTATACCTCTTGACTTAAATCCTGCTGGTAAATTTTTTAAAGTACCTGCATCAATCAATTGTCTAAGTGATTGTGTTGCAGCTCTGCTCAAACCACCGATCATATGTGTTAAACCAAAACCATAAAAACCTAATCCTGGTAAAAATTTGTAGTGAACAAAATATTCTATTCTTGCGTATGAAATATCGTTTGGTTTGTAATTTCTATAGATAGATAAAATTTCTCCTGATCCCTCGTCAATGGTTACAATGTAAGGAATTTTTATTTTTTTTGCTTTGTCATCGAAGTCTTCGTAATCCTCTAAGTTTAAATCTACATGCATCTCTAAAATTGTGTGCAACATGTCGGACTCAGTTCTCTTAACTCCTTGTAATTCGTTTACCTTTTGTTGGACTTGGTCTGTAGTTTCTCTTGGCGATGCAAGTTCAATGTCTCGGTAAAAACCACCAGCCATTTTTTTGGTGACTTCGTTTTCAGTCATCTTAATGATGTGTGTAATTCTTTCACAATCTTTTAAATCAGATGCATAGTATGGCACCACTAAATCTTCAGCAGGTATAAATTTAGAACAAGGTCGTCCTAACATTGCATCGTAATATATTTTTTTAAACGTGCTACCGGACAATGGTAAATAAAATAACATCTGGTCCATATCTGTTGTATATTCTTCCATCTCTTCCATTAACAAAAAGTTCATGTATTCTTTTACACGATCTGCTTGTGCTTCTATTTGTGGAGATTGTAACCCTACGACTTTTGTTCTAACTGGACCATCTGATGGTATTAATTCTTTGTAAGCTTGTGCCTGAAATTGTGTTACAGACTCAGCAAGTAATGGGTGTGTAACCCCACTTGCACCTTTAAATGGTTTTGTGACTTCTTGGTATTTTGTACCAAGTAATTCTAAACCTTTTATGTATGCTTCTTCCCATTCTTTTCTAGAATTTTTATCTTTTTTGTATTCAGCTATTAAATCACTTGCCATGGATTGAAGTATTCTTTCATCCATATCCTCTGCAAGATTAGCATTAAAATCATCTTGTGGTCTCTCCTCAACTTGCTCCTCACCTTCAACAGAAACATCTATCGGTAAACCTTCAGGTTGCTCTTGAACTTCCTCAGTGACTCTAGCTTCTTCCTCGATAATTTCGTTATTTTTCTCTACGGCCATTACTAATTGTACCTTATTGGTTTAAACATATCTACCACAAGTCCACCAGTAGCCTTGTAAGTTTTCTGTGTGCTTCTCATAAGCGGGTTTACTTTAATAGCAAATGCATCGAAATACAACCTTGGATCCCCCTCAGGGATTAATTTATATCCTGACTCAGGGTTCATTGAAACATCTGAATGGTATTCACTAGTAATCTCTTTACCTTTTTTTGCTGATTTATCAGGATATTTAAATTTATCTTTTGATATTCTTTTGTAAGGCATTTTTGGATCTGATAAAGAAATTTTAGTTGGTCCTGCAGAGGAATTATAAAATCTAGCTGAACGTTTCATAAGTTCTGGCATTACTGCTTTTCCTTTTCCGTCAATACCTTTACCAGTTGCATATCCATAAAATCTTTCGTTACCTGCTTTGTATCCTTGCCTAAAACTCAATTTATTAAAAGGGGCAACGGCTACATAATCAACACCCTCACGTGCTGCCTTTTGCATTAAATATTTTAAAGCATGATCTCCATAAGCGTCTGCTTCAACCATAGGAAAGTAATCAAATTTTTTTTCTGAATATTGATCAATCTTTTGAAATACATTATTCATTTTTGTTTGGATCTCTCTAGCATCTTTTGATAATGCTCGAACTTTATTAGGTTGGTTCTTTGCTATTGCATCAGTTATATCTTCCATTAATTTACTTCTATTCCTAGCTAATAAATTTAATTCTAGATCAGCTTGAAAAGGATTGGTTCTAGCTTCTCCAGATAGTTGTTTCATTTTAGATAATTGTTTTGCAACGTTTTGGTTTACGTCAGATTGTATTTCGTTTATCATAAATACTTTCTTACCTTCAGGTGTAAATCTTGTATCAAATCTTACGTGATAAATTTGATTCTTGACTCCTGTTTCACTAAAGTGTCCTGGATCTGTAAAAGGTTTTCTGTTTGATTTAATAGGCTCATCTAAATAAAAAATAGTTTCTTTGTAATCTTTACCACCTTGTAAGGTATAACTCGTTTCACTTTGATATTTTGTTTTATTATTTTTTAGTGGTGCTACAGCAGAGTTCAATTCAGCTTCAGCTCTATTCAAAATTCTTTTCTCTTGTTCTCTTACATCAGGTCTAGCCTTAGCTCTCCTTAATGAGTTTCTTAAACTTTCAAAAACACCTCTGCCAAGTTCACCATTTTTCATCGCCCCCATTTGATATAAAGCATCATCAAGGTTAGATACTAGATCACTATCTGCTCTAAATTTAGTTTTGACAAGATTGATAGAGTTCGTCATGTTTTTAAAAGCAATATCAAAATTTTCTTGAGCACCTTTTGGTATACCAAGTTCCATAGGTTTAAGTCTGTTGACAGGATTAAGTTTAATCATAGCACCAATTTCATTTGCATCCAATTTTAATCCAAACTTTTTAGCTGCGTATAATAATCCACCAGTTAGATCTCCTGCCTCGTTGAAGATTGCAAGATTGGTATCGAATAATTCTTCTTTTGATATATTTACTTCTTTACCTGCAAAGGGTCCTGAATCGTATTTAAATCTTTTCTCAGTTCTTTCAAACTTCTTAGCTGGTTTACCAAATACTTTAAAATTTACAGTTCTACTTCCTGTTAAATGATTTAACCATTCATCAGCTGTGTATTTGCCTCTACCTATTTTCATTGCCCAGTCATACGTAGAAGAACCAAAAGCAGGAGCGATGTCATCACCCATTTGTAATGGTTTAGTTTTCTTAAGAATAACAGGAGGATTCCTCATCTCCTGTTTTACTAATTCTTGACCTTGTGCTTGAGATGGTTTTGGTTCGTATGTTATTTGACGTTGTTGTTGTCCGGTAGCCGGTTGCGCTGATTCTTTCTTACCTTTAAGAAGCCGCTTCCCAAACTGAAATAAACTTCGTAGGGACATAGTCCCTCCTAGTACATTTTTGTAGGTTTTGATCTTGCCATTCCACCACCTCTGGCTTTAATCATTGTGCCTGCTTTATAACCCATAGGTCGTTGCATCATGCCACCGCCCATTTTTTTGTATGGTGCAATAGAACCTATGAGATCACCTTTTAATTTTTTCTTTTCTTTAATTTTTTCAGCAATTTTTTTTGCACCTGCCGCTGCAGCTCCTGCTATGGCTCCTGCAACTCCAATTTTACCAACACCTTTAGCAACTTTTTTCAGCACTGATTTGACTCCACCTTTTTTTTGTGGTCTTTTTTGAAATGGATTTATAGTTTTTGTTGGGTCCTTTTTCATTTCACCACCATCTTTTTTGCCTAAAATTTCTTTTTTCTTTTTAGCTATTGCCGCTGCAGCACCCATACCCATGGGCATTTTTGATCCTTTTTTCTCCATCATTTTTTTTCCAGCAAGACCTAAAGCCATTGCACCAAGTGCAGCTTTCATTGGTTTACCTGGTTTCATTTTTTCATCTTGTAAACCTTGACCTCTACCTTTTGCTTTTTCTGCTTTTAAGATTTTAAAATCCTGTGCATCAATTCTGTTGTTGTTATTTTTATCTAATTTCTTTTGGTTGCCTTTTAGTGCCATAGGTTCTCCTAATAATATTTATAATCCTTTTCTATTTTAAAGTTCGGTTCGTCCCAATCATCTGAATATGTTTGTACAAATCCGCCTTGTCGATATCTTAACACAGCTTGGGTCATAGAATCAACATAGTCATCGTATTGTCCATTGGGGAAGGCTGCACATTCCTCAATCACCTCCTGTGCCCAGTGTTCGTCAAGAGGTGCCCAAACCATACCAGACTCAAATACAGGCGCACAGCTATTTATACGTGTATGCTTGTCTCTGCCTCTTGCAGGCACATAATCGACAACGGGTATGCCAGCTCTACGTAATTCGTGAATTAATGGCTGACCACTGGCTTTTGCCTCAATTATAACAGTTTCAGGCTCCCAGTAATGATATTGCTCAATTGCTAGATTTTTTAAATCAGGAAAATCATATCTTCCCTTTTGTGCATCTAATAATATTATACATTTCTCGTAGCCTTCAAATGGCTCAAAGATACCCCAGGTGGTTATAGCAGAGTAATCTGCAGTCTCTTTTTTAGAGAATGCAGTATCATATGATTGTATTACGTGAAGTAATTTTGGTAGTGTTTCTGAATCCCAATCTTTCCACCAATCTCTTTTGATGATCGCCCCTTCTTCTGAAGTTGGGTCCTGCATGTATTGTGCATTCCAGTTCTTAGTTGAGATCGAAGCTTTTACCGCTTCAAGATCTTCTTTAGACCAATACTCTGGCCACACAGGTTCATCGTTTGGAAGTATAGCAGGAAACTCAATTACGTCCCACTTATCTGCTTTGGGCTCTGATTGTGATTTGATGAGCCTTCCTGTCAAATCATCGGTAGCCCATCTCGTCATAACAACACAGATTCTACCTCCTGGTTGCAAACGCTGTCTGGGTCCTGAATTGTACCACTCGTATGCACGATCCATTGCTGAGTCTGACATTGAGTCTTGCTCAGTGTGTGGGTCATCGATAATAAGTAAGTCCGCCCCTCGTCCTGTGATAGAACCGCCAACACCCGCTGCAAAGTATTCCCCACCATGATTGGTCTCCCAACGTCCTTTTGCTTTACTATCTTCTCTAAGTGTAACATCTCCAAAAATTTGTTTATACTCCTTTGAGTTCATGAGGTTTCGAACTTTGCTACCGAACCTTGAAGCTAATTCTGCGTTGTGTGATACCTGCATTATTTTCATCTTAGGATTCCTTCCAATCATCCATGCCGGAAACAGGTAAGATGCAAATTCTGATTTTGTATGTCTAGGGGGCATATTAATGATGAGCCTCTTTTTATCGCCAAAAGCTATGTCTTGAAAGGCACTAGCAATTATTTGATGGTGTCCATAATTTTTGGGATCATCAGTCTTTCTATATATAAAATCTTGCCAAACAGCAGTTGCAAAAATTAAAAAATTATCTTGGCATAACTTGATCCACTCCAACTGCTTTTTCAGGATTAAGTCTTTTAATTCGTCTTCTGATAGATGCTCTATGTTCATACCGTTTGGGACCCTAGTATATTTGTATATCCTACTTTGTAAACCTCTTTGTCGGTTTTGCACCCACCACAGTGCGTGATTTACAGTTGTCAAACCTGTAAATTTGTTCTTTTAAAATTGTGAGCCTTCTATGGAATAGATACACCAATGGCGTTGTTAAACGCCATTGGTTGTTTATTATTACCCTTGTGTATGTAGGGCTTGAACAAGTGTACTAAATTTCTTTAGTACGTTCTCTTTAAACTCGTCAACAATTGGGTTGCCAACATTTTCGAGTATGTGCTTTTCACACTCACCCATTAATAACTGAAACATAATCTCATAATTGAGTTGTTTCTTAACTCCATTATCAATGACCATGTCAGCTAGTTGAGTTGGCGTTTTATCGCCAACTCTTTTCGCTAATACTTCAGCAATATTCATTAAATCATTATTGGGCATTGTTATCCCCTATTGCTTTGTATTCACTATATTCAATCTCAGTAGTGAACTTGTTGAATAAATCATTGTGAGCAATCTTGAAATTTGCTGTTTCAAATTTCTTACGCTTACGATTTATTTTTTGTAATCCAAAACTATTACCATTCTCATCTTGAACAATAATTAAATTTTGGTTTGTTCTATCAAAGCAATCCACAACATTTTGTTTCATTGTGTCCAACTCTTTAGATAGTCTATTTGCTTTTAGCTTTAATTGAGCATAGGCAAGAATTATTTTCTTTTCATCTTGCTTTAGCTTTTTTATTGCATTTGGCATTTTTACCTCTTTGTTAAGTTATACAAACTTATGTTTGCCCAATCCTTTTATATCTTATGCAATCCCATTACAAGAATTAATTTAATTTTTTTTTATCTTTTTTATTAATGATATTATTAAAGGTATTAACATTAGGCTCAACCTCTAGTTGCATTGTCTTTTCCAACCCCTGCACCAGCGTTGTCAGTCGCTTGGTGAACTCATCTTGTGCTTGTTGTCCTGCTTTACGAGAACGAGCCGAGCCGACATTGTCGGCTCGTTTCTTTTCTTTCGGCATTACCAACTACACCAATATTCTACGACCTTATTCTCATTGATCGCTTGTTGACAAAATTTTAAGAACTTGATGTCCTGCTCTTTGTACTCCTTGACACTATCCTCTTGGAATTGTTGACCCCAAAAAAATCCATCTTCAGCGACATAATCAGAGTAGCCTTTGGCTATCTGCTCACCGAGTTCGTCAAGTACCTCTTGAGTGACATAGCAGGGTGCCTCTTGGTCACCATTGAAACCGAGATGTGCTAAATGTCCTTCCATT